TTACTTAATACAATGTGAGTGTGACTTGCTGTACCACCAGATGTCCATGTTCCAAAAGCATTACCATTAACAGGAGTGACAGTTGTTGTTGCAGTTGCTTGAGCTGAATATAATTCAAAAGTAGTTGAAGTTGGATTTTTTACAGTATAGTAATTACTATTTAAATCAGTCATACCACTAACACTAGCAATTAAAACTTGTTGACCTTCTGTAAATGTGTGTCCACCAGTTGTAATTACAACAGGATTTGCTTTACTAGCACCTGTAATATTTGTAGCAGTTGCAGTTGAAAGACTTTCAATAACACCAGTAGCACCTGAAGTACCACCAGTTAAAGTATCTCCTGTTGTTAATGCACCAGACATAGCACCTTTAACATTAACATGACCAAACATTTCTATATCAAATAGATAATGTTTAAAAGTTGTATCAGTTACAGTTGATCCTGATAATTCATTTGTACTTGCAGTACCAGCACTATATTCAAAACCTCTTGACTTAGCACGACCAATATCATATGCTTGTTGTACAGCAGTTGCATAAACTGTACCTCTTGTTCCGTGTGCTGTATCTACTAATCTAACTGTTTTATATGCTTCACATTCTCCAGAAACGAATCCAATATCAGGTGTGTTATAAACATTAGTAACATTAACATAAGAACCAATATTAAATCTAGTTACCGTACCACTTGCAGTTTCAAAATCTCTTGCCTTATCTACATCAACATAGGTTGTTCCTATTTTTGTAATTTCATATCCTTTAACATATGCCTTACCTTGTGAAAGACCAAATGCTAGTTTACTTTCAGCAGCTGTATTACTATCTCTTGATGTTGCACCAGCAGCATATATACCACGATTAGTTCCTGATATTAAATGTTCTCTTACATCTAAATCAAAATTTTTAACAGCATAATCACCAGACTCGTCAAATGTTCGTCTTGCTAAAGTGTCTTCAATAATACTATATTCGGTTGACATAACTTTATTGTTTATGACACCGTTCTCAATTCTCATCAATTCAACAAAACTTGAATCAGCAGTTGAAGTTAAAGATAATTTTGCTAAAGTTAATTCTATTTTAAATCTATGAGCACCAGTTGCGTTTGCGTTTGATGAACCAGTTGCATTATCTAATAAAGTTGTATCGTCTGTTGAAGTTACAAATGTTTCTGTAATAGTTAAACCAATACGATAACTTGGTGTAGTTGTATATTTTTCTAATACTAAAGTTTGTTGTTCTACATTAACAAAAAATCCATTGATATAATATGTACCAGCGTCTATGTTTACAGCAGAACCAGTTGTACAAGTTGAAACGACTGCTGTTGAAGCAGCTGTTTGACCACTTGTTACAGTTTCTCCGTCAGTAAAAGTGTCAGCGTCATTAGCAGTACCAGAATTTCTATATTTAACAAATAAAGTATCAGGATCAGTACCATCAGTAGCAACATATCCTACAACATCAGCAACTACACCAGATGTTCCACCTGTTAATGTGTTTGCGTTGTATAATGATAATGTTCCGTTGAAAGATGTTAGTTTAACAGCAGCATAAAATTCATCATAATGTATAGCACCAGGAATAACCATAGCACCATGCTGAAACATATGGTCACCAAATTTCTCAATTTGGTTTTGCATTAATGATTGTTGTGTTGTTAATTCTCTTGCCTGAACAGCATAAGCTGGACGGTACATAACCCTATGAAACTTTTTACTTTCGGCAAAGTCATCATAGTATGGACTAACATTAAAATCAGTTTTACTTGGCATTTATTTCCTTTATTATTTAAAATTCAATAATCAACTTAATGTTTTCCGTTTGGTCAGACGCCCTTGTTATTGGACTTCTTTCTTCCACATAAATTATATCTCCTGAATCGTAGGCAAGTTCTGGAGTTGAATATCCAGAGCTAAATACAACACCATTAGTTGTCGTTGAATTACTTGTATTAGGCGTAGCAGCAGCACTAGAAGATTGTCCTGTAATTGCATTTGCACCACTAAAAGCAGTTAAGTTACCATCGGAATCTGTTCCAACATCTGGAAATCTAGTTTGATACCAATATAAAATTTTATTTGTTGAATCATATTCAATTACTTTACCAACAGCACCAGTTGTTGCCTGATTAATTTCTTCATCAGCAGTAAATGTTCCTGATACAGAAGAAAATACAGCAGCATATAATTGTCTTCTTGTTGAAGCAGAAGCAACCGTTGTAGTTCCAATATTATATGGATCTCTTACTAAACCAATTCTTCTAAAATCGTTAGCAACACCAATATCTGATGTACCTTCTACACCGACAAGTGATTTGTTTATCATTACATAAAATCCACCTAATTCTTTTACTGCGTTAGCACCATGACCACCTTTTGGTGGAATAATTACATTTAGATTTCCACCTGAACCAGCACCACCAGCGTTTGTAGCAGCGATGATATCAGCATTTGTGATATATGCATAAGTGTAACCTGTTCCTGCAGTTGTTACCGTAGCAGCTGAAATTGCACCAGAACTAATTGTAACTGAAGCAACACCACTTGAACCATCACCACGAATTGGGATAGCAGAAATAGTTGAACCTGAAGATGTGTTATAACTTGATCCTCCAGCAACAACTTCAATTGTATCTAATGCACCATCAACGGCAGCCGCTGATACAGTAGAGTCAGTTGAAACATGGATAAAATCTGTTGACATAAAGTTAAGAGTTTCAGCAGAAGTTAAAGAATACATATACTTCCATTTGTAGTTATCTGAAGTCGTAAAGATTGAGTTTGATGTAGATGTTGGTTCTACTGTTGAAGCTGTATTAGCGTCATTGTCAATACATTTATAAACAGCATAAGAGCTGTTCATAACTACGAAAGTTGAATCCCAAAGATTTGTTGCACCACTATTTGCTGTATTTGAAGAACTTATATTATGTTCATAGTGGTCGTAAGTTGTTCCTGTTGTCCAGTTTCTTCTTGGTATACAATATGATACATCTGTTGAAGCAATTATTTTTGCTCCTAACATATCATCCCAAGCGTAAAATTCTGAAGCTATATCATCATTTGGAGTTGGCGGAGAAGCGTCTGTTCCTTCCGCTATAGTATTTCCTTGTACATCAGCATCCGATGCCCAAGCGTGTGCTCTTCCTATGAATAAGTAATATGTTGTAGCTGCTGTTTCTGAAAAAGACTCAACGAACTGTTCCGCATTGTTTATTCTAAATTTGTTTGTAATTATTGCTGCCATTGTTTTTTCCCATTATCTTTATGTTTCTTTCTATTATTTATAAGACTTTTCTAAGCAGATTTAGTGACTTCTGTTGGAAATGCAAAATTAGTCTTATGATTAGCATTTGAAGTGGAACCATTATAATCTGATATTCTTATTGTTGTACCATCTACATTACTTTCTAGTAAAAACTCATCAACTCCATCACCTGTGTCTGTTCCACTAGTTTCATTGATTATGTTTGAATTATCTCCATCGTCTTCTTGTATAATTTTATCTGTACCTGTATTTGTACCACCAAATCTTAAATTAGTCCAAGAGTTTATTCTAGTACTAAAAGAATCTGATTGAGGATGTTGTAAAACACCGTGTTCATTTTCTAATATTATCTCACCAGCTCCTGTGCCACCTTCTAGTGTAATTGCGTTATTGGCTGAAAATGCTGAAAGAGCAAAAGTATTTAAAGTCTTTAATCTTGGTCCTGCATATGCATAACCAGCCTTTACATCATATCCTCTAACTTGATATGAAGTATTAGTATAAAAATTTGTTCTACTTCTTTTTTCTGTTTCTATTGTAGTTTCAGGATATAAATTTAATTCTTTTTGTGTATTTGTGTTTGTATCTCTATAATCGTTTTGAGGTTCAACTGCCGATCCTGTTCTTGCAACAGCAGATGATACTTTTGTTTTACCATCTAACTCAATACCGTTACTCATAAATTTCAATCCAACTCCTGTTCTTCTACCAAAGATAGTAGAGAACAATGTATTTAATCTCATGTAGATTGGACTATCAGAAGTACCAGAGAATAATCCAGAAGATAAAGTAGCACCAACTGGTTGTTTAACTTTACCACTTAATTGTGTTTGAATGTTAACCTCTCCAGTTACATAAAACCCAGAAGGGTGAACTGCTCTTTTAATAGAATCTCTCCACTTGTTAATTGATTCAGAAACTTTTACAACATAAGAATAATCTTGGTAGTATAAACTATCTTGAATCTTTTTAGAACCTTCAGATAAATGACCATCTTGATTTATATATTTTCCTGCAGTTGTAATTTGTGTTCCAATAGTTGCCGTACCTGTTAAAGAATCTGCCTTTGCTACAATAGCAGTTTGGCTACCAGATGTTGTAATTGTATCTCCAATTTCTAATTCGCTTTGTGTTGCTGTATATTTTAAAAGAGGTGCTGTATAATCAATTACTGTTCCTGTTGCACCAGATACATTTGAAGTAAATGTTTCATCAGCTGATATTGTTCCTGAAACTGTTTTAATAATAGCATATTTAGGAAATGCTAAAGTAGGTGCTGATGTATAATTAATACCATGTTCAATGATACTTAATGATGTTGCTCTACCAATACCATCACCAAAAGGTATTACAGTTGCACCAGTTACATTTAAAACTGAAAAAGATGATTCATTAACTATTCTTCCACCATCTTCTAATTCAATTCTACTAAACGAATCTGTTTCAGTAGATGTAGCACCTTCTAATCCAATAAATCTTGTACCGTCAATTGTTGCAGTTGGTAAAGATGTATAACCAGATCCACTTGCAATCATTCTTATATCAGTTATGTCACCTGTGCCTGAAGCATTTTCTTGAACTATTTTATTTCCAGCATATCCACTTTCTGCTGTTTTATCTTCTAATACAATATGGTCTGTGGCATCCATGTTATATGGTTTGTCTGGTTCACTAGATTGATTTATAATATAGATTCTATCAGAACCGTTATCTGTCACTTCTTCTGATAATAAAGCACCAGATTCATTTTCTAAATCAAATCTAATTCTTAAATCATCCACTGGAGTTGTAGAGTGTAAAAATTTACCTCCTCCACTATCATCAACAGCTTCTTCTAATAATAAGTCTCCAGAACCAGAACCTGAAATTGTTCCACTTTCTAATTCAACATGAACATCTGTACTTCCTGCTTCAGGAGCAAAACCTCCATTAACAATAGAAACTACTGCTTCAGCAGTACCTGAACTAAAAGTTAATTCATCACCTTCTTGATAATTTTGACCAACAGCATTAACAATAACCTCGGAAACACCTGCACCAGATATATCTTGTACTTGGATTCTGGCACCAGAACCTGCACCACCAGATAAAGTTGCTTCATCACCAACTGTTAATGTACTTCCATCGTTTGTAATTACTGCTGTAGATAATGCTTGTGCTACAGTTAATCCTATTGTTACATCAGAATCAGCACTACTTGTACCAGTGACAGTTGCACCAGATACAAAGGTACCTGATATTGTTTCTAAATTAAGTATAACTTCAATAATTTCTGTACTACCTTCTTGGAACTTTAATATGTTTTCAACAATTGCAGTTGCTTTGTTTATTGTTGTTGAAGAAGGATCATTTGCTTGTGTTATTGTTTGTCCTGTTAAAAAGATAGGATTGTAAACAGATTGTAATGCTGTTTGAGTACAACGAATAAAAGTTTGTTTGTTCCAAGAACCATCTGATACTCTTAACATATCATCTGTTGGAGTATAAATTTCTGAACTTTCGTTAAATAATATTCTGAAAAAAGCTTTATGTGCTTTTGCTGTACCTTTTGCTCTGTATAAAGATTTAATATTTTTAATTAGTTTCCTTGTACTTAATGAATCATCTGTATCTTTAGGAATTGTATTAAGAAATTCATCTCTCATTTGAGATAAGAAATCATGTATAGTATGGTCAGGATCAGAATAGTTTAATAGTTGTTGAATATTCTCTACTGGATTAGCACGATATTTTTTTACTAATGCTGTTGCACCAGAAGTACCACCAGTTACAGTTTCACCTGTAATAAAACCATTGTTTGCTGAAATGAATAATCTTGAATTAGATGTAATGTCTTCTGCTAAAACAGTTGATGTAGCGCCAGAAGTTGAACCTGTAATTGTTTCACCTTTTCTAAAAGAACCAGCAAAAGTATTTTGTTCATCAACAACTTTACTAGCTGCGTCTAAACCAAAAGCATCTGTTCTATCTAATAATACATAACTATCAGCGCCAACTGTTTCTAAAAGTATATTATCTACTGCTGTAAATGTTTCTAAAGTTATTTCAGCAGATTCCATGAATAGGAAATATGAAGTTAAAAATTCTGTAAATTTAGGATGATCCTCTAAAACAAATTGAGGAACTTGTTGTTTAACAAGTGAGGATATTTTTCTTTTAAATGTTTTCTTTTTATCAGACATTAATTACCGCCTAATAACTGCTGGTAGTTGAATAACTTGTTCCTGCTTGTGAACTACCACTTTCTATTTCATCTACTGATCCAGTAATTGATGAATTAGTTGTATCAATAGATAATACTTGATTTCTTACTGGCACAACATCATTTGAATTTGGTTTAGCAAATACTCTTATTCTTGTGCTAGAAGCACCATCAACATTTGATATGCTTGTTATATGAGCAGAAGTTAAAATTATTTCTCCTGTTGTATAATTAATAGTACCGTAAGATGAACTTGTATATATTCTTGTTGTACCACTTAAATAATAAACTCTAATATTACCAGCACCATCATCATCTAAAAAGTGTTCACTAGCTGAACTATCGTTATTAATTTTAAATCCTGTTGAAGAAATAATACCACCAGCTGTTTTATTGTGTTCACTATGTGGATTGTAAAATGCATTATTAAATGATAAAGTATATTTCAATGCTGAATTTAAAGTTGGTGTAATATATTTGTATAACTTAATTGTTGTAATGTTAGATAAAATAGATGTGTCAGCGTCATCAATTGCTTTTGTTACTGCTGTATATCTAAACATACCTGTAAAATCCTCTAGTGTATTTGTATTATAACTTGAAATAGCATTTAATACATTTGTTTGAAGTGTTGATACATCTTTAGTAGTTAAACTAGAATCATATTTAAAAGTTGTAGTTAAAGTTAAATAAGTAGTTTCAGGATCAATAATCACAGGTGTTACCGAAGCAACAGCATATGATTTAAGACTTTGTACTAAACTTGTTTTAGTGACTTCTGTTAAATTAGAACCTGATTTTGCTTTAATAGAAATATAAACTTTTCCATAGTCAGGAGTGGCAGCGTCTTCACCACCATAAACTTGAACTGATTGAGCATTTGCATATAAACTCTTAACTAAAACTTTATAATCTTCTGCCGTAACTGCTCTATCTTGTGATGAGTAATCTCTTGGTGCATTATGTTTAATTGATTTAATTGATTCAGGATCACTACCATTAGCTGCATTATTAATTGTTGTAATAGTTACATTTGAAAATCCACCAACATTTCCTGATAATGTAAATGTAGTAGCACCATTTGGTTCATCCCTATTACAAACTATATAATCTAGTATAACAATATTACCATCAGCGATTGCTTTTCCTAAAACACTATCACCAAAGTAAACTTCAAATCTTCCATTTTCAACTTCTTGTAAAAAATAAACTTTTGATGTATTATCTAATCCTGTAATACCACTTGCTAATGTATAAGTGTTTGTTGTAGAGTCTGAAGCAGATTCTTGAATCTTAACAGTAAGAGTTGTTGTATCAACATCATCATTTGGTATAATAAATCTTTGTTCAGTATCAGAAGTGTTTGCTGTGTATTTGTAATTTAAATATGTGCCTTCGTAAATATCTAAACTAGAAAATTTGTAAACACCATCTACTGGTGAAATACTTACATCAGCATTATTTACAAAAGAATAATTTGTGCCATCAACCGTAGTTGTAAATTTTGTTCCTCTTGACATTGTAATGGAAGAACCACTTGCACTATTAACAAGAACATCAATTGTTGCTTTTGAAGCAGTAGCACTCTTTGGAGTGTAGCCAACTTGTTTTGCTAATGATACTATATTTGCTCTTTGGTCAGCGCTGTCAAGATACATTTCGTTTGCTAACATATTAGCATTGTAACCAATATAGTGTGTATTGTAAGCAAGAACATCTAATAGAATATTCATTCCAGAACCTTCAAAATCATAATCTCTAAATTCATCTTGTTGTCCCAAGAAAGTTTTTAAATTTTCCTTTACTTGGTCAAAGTCTAATTCTGATATTTCTAATTTACTTGCCATATTATCTTAATCTTTCTAAAAATGTTTCCACTATTACTGGTTCAGGATAATTTACTACATAAAAAGATATTGTAGCTTCATATCCATTTTTATCAATACTTGGTGATGTTCTCACTTCTACCAATCTACATCTTGGTTCATAATTTCTAATTAATAAATCAATCTCTTTACTAATTGCATGGTTCATTTGAGGTGACATTAATTCAAATAACATTCCTCTCAAATTAGACCCTATTTCTGGTCGGAAAGGTTTTTCGTAATGGTTTAAACTAATAAGATTTCGTACACTTCGCTTTACAGCTTCAACATCTTCTAATTTCTGAATATCTTTAGTAGCAGTATTTTGAGCAAAGTCTAAATTCAAGTCCTTATAGATTCTTGCACTTCTTTTACTTTTATTTGTTAATAAACCAGCGTCATAACTTGCCATATTTCTCTCCTAATACTATTTATACCGTAATTACAATTACCCACCTGCATAAACAGTTCCACTACCTGATGTCATTGCACCTGCGTCAGCACTATCGCCTATTCTTGCCATTGCTAAACCAGCTGCATAAACTGTACCACTTCCCACTTTAACAGTAGAAGCGTGAGTACCACAAGGTGGTATATTTGGTGGAAAAAGATGAACAACAGTTGGATCAGTTATTCTTGCAACTAATATGCTATTTGCAAATACAGTTGATTGTCCTGGTGTTGCTAAAGTCGTAGTTGCTACACAAGCGTGGCCTGTTGTTAAACTATCTCCTTTTCTGCTTACTGCTGGCACTTCTTTTTCTTTTCCTTAAATAATATGTTTTACCTTTTATCTTATAAACTCTTTTTGGTCTAAATTCAGGTTCATACGGTTTACAAACCCAATCAACTATCTTTTTAAAATAATTCATTGGAGGATCCTCCTATATTACTTCTTATTTTTCTTTTTCCTTAATGGTGGTTTAGTAGCTTTAAACTCGTTGTAGGCACCTTTAGTTTTTACCATTCCATCTGGAGTTGGTACCTTACCTTCATCAATTAATCTTTGTCTATTAATTAAATGTTGTTTTTGAACATTGTCTTTATCGCCACCATGATAAGCAACAGCGTGGCCTTCGTTCATTAGAACATCAGCAACAATGTCACCATTAATAGTTTTGAAATTACCGAGAATACGACCAAATTTACCTTTCATATTCTCTCCATGTTTAGATACTTGGGAAACCAAAATTGCTTCATCTCCCAATAACGAATTTACCCTATCTTTTGCAGCTTGGCCAAAGATTTTTTCTATTTTATCAGATGTTCTGGATTCTGGAGTGTCAATTCCCATAAGTCTTACTCTTTCGTTTCTTAACCAAACACCAAAACCTAAATCCAAGTCCACATCAACGGTATCACCGTCTACCACTTTTAAAATTTTACATTTATATTCGTACATTTTGATTTTCCTTTGATAACTAATAAATTTAATAATAACTATTTATAATTGCTTGACGGAATAGTTAAAAAATGATATAATAAGAGTTATGAGTACTGATGGAGACGGAGGTACTCTGGACGCACGGCCTGATTCCTAGGATCAGGCCGCTGGATCCTAAAAATGAGAACAAAACAAGAACAATACCATTTTTCTCCATTATTTTCCATTTTTTTCTTGACTTTTAACGGAAAATACGGTATAATTATTGTATATTATGAAAAAAAACAACAAAAATAGTGATTTTTTAAGTGCGACAGTTTGCGCTATAGACAAAAATCAAAAAATGTTGTATAGTAATAGTATGAATTACATAAATTTGCCAAAACCAATGTCAGTAGATAATATTGATGTTAAAAGATTGATGAATAAATTAGATAATTACGATATCCATTATGACTCAATTAAATATGATGGTTATATGACAACAATTGTCACTAATGCTATCCCTATGGCAATATTTAAATTAATTTCAAGTAAATTTACATATATGATAACAACAAAGGAGAAAATATGTCAAAACTAAAAAACTATATTATGACAAGTGTTGAAAATCAAGTTGATAAAATCACAAAAGATTATATTGACGGCAACATTGATCTTAATACTGCTGAAAACAAAATAGAAGACATTGATAATTTAGAAATGTATCTTGAAAAACATAATATTCAAGACCATTTGTTTTATGCAAAAGAAGATTACTTTAAAAAATCAAATATTGCTGGAGGTTTACAATAATTATGAAAAAATTTTTAGAATATTTAACTATCGGTAACGCTGTTATCGGTACATTGATGATGGTTGGCGCTGTCGGATCAATAGAAGTTGACAAATGGTTACAAGGTGGCGTAATGGCAATGTTAGGTGCTACTATGTTTATGCTTGCTTTGTATTCACAAGAACTTTACAAGGAGGCAAAATAGTGAAACACGAAAAACTAATTTTAAAAGCTGCTAAATCAAGTGGCGCTAATAAGGCAGAAATTTTACACGGATCATTATTCGTTACCTTTACACCAGGTTTTGTAGATGTCTTATCAAACGAATTAAAAGGTGTATTAGAAAAACTTTTAAAAAACGCAACCGTTAAGATGTATTCTTTACCTGATAATGAATACGCTTACGATTTTATATAATAAGGAGGAAAAATGAGTGATTTAACAGAAGTATATACATTTAAAGAAGATGTAGGTAAAAACCTATACAGAAAGAAAACATACTATACACTTTGCATTGAGCAAGATGTATTGGCAAAAGATAAAGATGAGGCAGACGCTAAGTTTACAGATCACGGTGGTATTAATCACAGTAAGATCAATAAAGATATTGTGGATGCTAACGAAGGTATTGAAACTTATATGGTTGACGCTAATTATGCTGAATCAGATACAACAAAGTATCTTGGTAAAGTAAAATATGATACTGATACTTACAATCAAACTTTGGAAGAAGCAGTTGAGGCAGAAGATATCCATATTGATACTTATGCTGATGAAAATGAATCTACTATGACAGTTGCTGAGGCAGTTGCAATAGGACAAAAGTTAAAAAAAGAACAAGAAGAATCAGATGTTGATGTTGCTTTAAATTTAGAAGCAGAAGAAAGAATAGGTAAATAATGAAAGGTGGAGAAGAAAAGTTTGTAACAGCTATATTGACTCAAGCAGTTGATGACGCTAAATACACAGGCACTAGGAAAAGATATTTAAAACACAAGATTGAAGCAATCAATTGGATTATGAGTGATGATCCTGAATTTAAATATTATTGCAGTTTACTTAATATTGAACCTAGTTATATTAAAAATAAAATTAAAATAACTAATGATACAAAGTTTAATGCTAAACAAAAAGTAATGATGAAGCCAATAGTTAAGGCTTTATTAAAAAGTAAAACTTATAAGGAGGTATCACATGGCCGAATATAGTTCTCACGATTGGAGAAAAAATACAGATGACGCTGTTGTTGTAGATCATAAAACAAAAATGAAAGTAAATGATAGTAGAGTTATTTTTACACATCCTAAAACATTGAAAGAGGAATCTGTTGATGTATCAAGATTGGTAAGAGTGTTTGTAAATAACCAAGAAAGTCTTAAAAGGAGTGTTAAGTAATGCACAATGGATATTTTGCAGTTGTATTAGATGAAAAAAGCTGTGATACTGTAAAAAAATATTCAACAATGGATGTTGTAAATGGAGACCATATTACACTTGCATATAAACCAGAAGATAAAATTTTCCATAAGTTAAATGGAATGATTAATGAAAATGTTGACGCTTATATTAGTGAGATAAGATCAAATGATAATATAGAGGCTTTGTGGGTTGAAGATATGTATTTACCTGGAAGAAATAAAAGATTAAAAAGAGTTGATAAAGGTTCAGCACATATTACAATATCACATAAGAAAGGTTTTAAACCAGGTGACGCAAAATCAATGTTTGAAGATCCTGATGATTTAGTACCAGTAGACCATACACATGAATTGGGATACTTAAAAGGAAAGATTAAATGGATACCATATGAGTGAAAAGGAAGATAAACAATTACAAGAAGCTTTTGATGATGTTTTTAGATACTCCCTTATTATGGGACTAAAGTTTCCGTGGCAAATGATTGCGGCTACTTTAGTTACCATAGGTTTACGAATTTATAAAACAGTATTAGATGATGAAGGTTATAAAGCAATGACCAATTCAATAGAAAATAGTTTTGAAAACATAGAAAAATTTAAAGATGAAACATTACACTAACAAAGGAGAAAGATGAGCAACCCATACGATAAACAAATAGGCGGAAACCACTATCAAGATATGAAGATACAACCTGCCGAATTTATAAACAAAAATGAAATGAAGTTTGCCGAAGGCAATGCAATTAAGTATATTTGTAGGCATATAAACAAAGGTGGAAAACAAGACCTTGAAAAAGCAAAACACTACATTGATATGATAATTGAAAGAGATTATGGTTATGATGGTTTATCTATATCAGATGATGAAGGTTTACCACAAGATAAAACAGAAGAAGAAATAATTAATGAATAAAATTATATTGATTATATTATTTGTATTGCTTACTGTATCTTGCAGTAGTAAACAAAAAAAATTAGAAACACACCCTACTGGTGAATTAAATGCAATGGAGAAGTTTTGGGATGCACTAGGTAGCGGTTCTATTGATAAACTAAAAAAATTAAAAGATTAAAATTCTTTACTAATTGCTAATTCAGGTTGTTCAATACAATCTTCTGCTATATTTCTTATATCATCAACATTACAAGATACTTTAGGCTTCCAGCCACAACTAGATATAGTTATTACTATTATTAATAATACTATTACTTTCATTTTTGATTTTCCCAGGAGCTAGCTTAGGTTGGTTTCTGAAGGACGCACACACATACTTATAATAGTACCGATCCTCACTTTTATAAATAAGAATAAACTCCGTGTCAAAGAAAAGATCAGAACCTTTCGGATATCAACCTAACAATCCCTTAACTATCTACTATAAGAAATATATAGAAAAAGAACCTAAAAAGAAAACTGTTACCTTAAAGCACATTAAGAATCAAAGGTATAAAAACAAGGGTTATTAAAAACAAGTCTATCCAAAAGAAGAACGCTAAAACATTCCACCACATTATTCTTTTCTTTCTTTCTCTTTATAGAAGTAATCATTGGTATCACCAAATACCCACTTGTGGTCTTGTTCACAGAAATAGTATTTACTTGAAACTTTAAAGTCAGGAAACTTTAATTCGCTTGGGGTTAATGATTGTTCATACCATAACATACGATTATTTGGTTGAGCAAAGAATTGTCCATTAGCTAATTTACCTATATTGAATTGTTTGTGTTCACTAGGTACTTCAGCCACAGTTGTATTCACCATATTAGGATCACTATGTACACTATCAATTGTAAATAGATATTCACCACTTATCTTACCTTTACCAGGTATGTAAACTTCAACATCACAATTCTTAAGCATTCTTTTAGTCCATATTTGTATGTCATAACTAAAAGCATCCCATAGTTCTATTTGTCCTAGTGGTAATTGTTCTTCTTCTTTTATATCAGTTCTCCAAACGAATGCGGAGATTGGAAATTTATCAAAACAAGCACCATAAGCAGGTAGATAGGCTTCAAACATAAGTGCTCGTCCTTGCATAGACTTAACAGCGAGTAATACACACTCCTCAAATTCTCCATGACCTTTTTCTAAATCATAAAGGTATTCTTTCCTTACATAACATTTAATATAAGGAACATTAGCAATAAATTGCATAGTAACCTCATTTCTTTAATCGTATTGGCTTTAAACCTGTTTCTCTATTTAAATATTTATAGTCTAATTTAACTACATCAAAGTCTTCTTTTATTTTGTTTGCAATTTTATAAGGATCAAATTCGGAACAACTGTATATATCTATTTGCATTAAAGCAGGGTATGGCTCATCCCAAACATGAATGGCAACATGAGAGGTTTCAATCACAGCGATACCTGTAATACCTCTATTGCCTTCCATTTCACAATACTTAACATATGGTCCCATTAATATATTCATATTAATGCTAGCAATAAAACCTTTTAACCAATTTAATAATGTGATTTCTTTGTTAGGTACTTTATTTGCTTCAGCCCTTATGATTAGGTGTTTGTGGGTTAGTATCGGATTCTTCATTTGTTATTTCTTTAACTTCCTTTGTTTCTACATCTTTCGCATTCACATATGAAATACCAAATGAATAATTATCTTGGGTTGATGTTATTTCGCCTGGGGAGAATTTTTCAGATACACCTGTAAGCTCAGCACCACAAGTCGGACATTTTTTAAACTCTTCCACCATACATCTATTTATGATTAACTTATATATTCCTCGGAAGAACACCGAGATTTTTTCCAGAATTTTTTTATCCTGAATATTCTGATTTATCGTTTGCGATAAGATTGCATATCATTTGTATGTCAGCAACCTGTTCATCAATCAATACTCTTGGAACTTTAGTAGAGCTTTCGTACTTATCTTTTCGCAGTTTATCCGCTTTAGTTTTCAGTACATCTACCTTATCACATAGTTGAGATATCTTGTGTATCATTCTTTAGTAACTCCTTTATCATCATAATAATCCCAAATAGAAGTAATACTTTTATCTCCATCGGCATATTAATAATTAGTTCTATAATCATAATACCATTATATCAGATATCGGCAATAAAGTCAAGCAAAGGTCCCATGAATAACCCCTAACCACAATGATATTAATATTGCGATAG